CTTCTGATCCAACTGAGGAAAATTCGAGTGCGTTATTTCGTGATTTCATATTGGTGATTATATCACAGGGGTTACTATCGAGCCTGTCGGCTGACGTAAGTTGAGAATCTGTTTACAAGGTTAGTGTTGTTTACTCGGTTATCTATTTTTTCAAGTTCAAGTGCCAGGTAAGTTCCGGCGATCTGCTCTTCAGCCAGTGCCTCTTCTTGCTTGTCTTGCACCCGCAAGAAATCGGCGTATGCTCCGTGAGCAATAAAGTAGAACCACTCCTGTGGGATGTCGGTTGACGATGCGGTAAAAGGAGTGAACTCCTTTTTGTATGTAACGTAGGCAACACTAGCTTCGCCTCCGCTGATGTTCATAATGTGAGCACCCCTGGCAGTCGTATAGAAATCATACTCCAGAGCTGATCGGTTTACAAATGGTTGAGTGCGGTGAATGCGGATGAACTCCGATATGCTAGGCAGGTCTACTACTGTAGGTGCTGGGTCTTCGCCGTTATCTGAAGCCCAACCAGTTTCTGGCGGAGTGCTTGAAGTGCTTGCTACGTTATATATTACTAAATCGTTTTGATCTACTAGTTGCCACTCTTCATTATTTGCAGAAACAGATGGCACAGGCAGACTTCCACCGATGCCTTCAATTTGAAGCCACGTAGTAACCAAGTCTGGAGTTGCAACATCATCTGTCGAGTAATACAATGTATCGATTTGCCATTGTGGAGTGCCAGAACTAACCCACTGTATAAACTTTGTGCCGTCAGTGTAATATGGTTTTCCGTTGAACGTGTTTGTTTGAACATATTGATCGCTATTAACAGCAGAGCTTCCCGCACCAGAAACGGTAATGCCCGATGATTTTACAATTTGGTAATTGTTTTTGGATTCATACGCATCTCCGTTGCGAACATAGAGACCATTAACTTCATATGTCCCAGCACCGAAGACGTAAAAACTGTCCTCGGAGTAAGGAACAGTTTGGTCGGCTACGATCGTGCGAGGCTCGTTCGCTACCATATAGCGAGGCCAACTCTCTGAGGTCTGATAAGCCTCGTGCGCCCGTCGATTTACGAACTGCAAGACCTGAGCTTGCTCTTCAGTAGTAAGGCTACCTGCACCAATTAAAGCTTGGGCAAGTGCTAGTAAATCGCTGTATGACTTCGTTTGCATTAAATTTGATTAGGTGACAGTTCAGGGAACCGCTTGTTGTAATCCCGTAGGAACTCTTTGGAGTGAACCTCCTCGTGTCCGTATTTCTTTGTCAGCCGGAAAAACTCACGGGCTGGCATAGTTGCAATAGGCTTGCCCAAGGTAGGGTGCGTCTTGCCTTTTAATTCTGATGCTTCCTTGACGGCTTGGTTATAGCGTTTCTTTTCAGTCGCCGCTTCTAGCTTAAACCCGTTCTTGATCTCGTTCATAAACGCACGATCAATCTCTCCGTCGGAATACTTCTTGATGTTTGGAATAATAATATCCATAAAAGAAAAGGGCGGGGGCTTTCGCCCCCAACCCTGAATCAATTAGACTAAGCGATTGCTGTAATCTTACCGTGAGCGGCAGGCTGGTAAACACCCAATGTAAGGGCGCAATCAACGTAACCACGCTCACCGCCACCTTGGTTAGGCAGGCGAGTGGAACCCATAGGGATAAGCTCGTGAACACCGTAGTATTCAGGGTTTACGAGGTAGCCAGTGTCCTTGTCCGTTGTGTCAGGAGCACAGTCAGGGTTCATATTGATAACGGAAACAATGCCGTGATCGCTTTGGTAGAGGTCAACCGATACCTTGATGGTGGAGCTTCCGCCATCGTAGTTAACGTTGCGGAGGTCGTTCTTACCAGTCTCGAGGACACGAGCGAAGTCACTTACTTCACGACGAAGAGCAGTGTCAGCAATCAACATAAGGTTGTTGCTTGAACCGTTCTCACGGAAGATCGAAGTGATCAAGTCGTTAAGAGTGTCCTCAGAGAAAGCACCAGTATCGTGGATGCTAGCAGCAGGAGTCTTGTATCCAGCAGGAACAAGAGCATCGGGAGCACCATCGCTGATGAAAGCACCAAGACCAGCCATACGATAAGCAGTGTCGGTGCCGTTTTCAGCAGCACGAGCTTGACTACCGCATAGGGTTGCCTCGATGTCACGCTTCAGTTCACGGATAGCTTTAGCTTCAGCCTGTGCAATCTTAGCAGGACCTACGCTGTCAACAGCTTCTTGCAGGTCAGAAACCTGGAAGTCACGGCGGAACTTTTGAACGTAGTTACCAAGGCGAGCACGGCCAGAGAACTTATCGGTGAAGGACGAAACGTCAGCACCCTCACGGATACCGTCGGTGCTTGGAGCCGAAAGGCTGTCAACAGTCCACTCTACGAAAGTAGCGTTTGCTTTGGACTTGTTCGCAGAAGAAAGAACAGGTGTTTCTTCAGGAGCAAGAATAGTGAGAACGTCTGTGAGATCCTCGCGGTTGGATACACCAGAGCCAGGATTAGTTGTGTCATATGTATTTGAGAATGCCATAATATTTTATGAGTTATTTGTTAATAAGTTCGGGAACTATCGTCCCATTTTTAATTTTCTAAGTTCGGCAAAATCGCGTGCGCTACCCGACTCTCTAAACCTGGCTTCCAATTCCTTGATAGCCTTGGCGGTTCTTGTTGCAGTCTTTTCTGGCTTTGCCGAGGAAGGTGTTCCCATCTTTGACGGGTTGAGAACAGGTGACGCTTTCTTAGTCTCTACTGGCTTGCGCCCGTAAATGCTATTCGTAGCGTGAGCAAACCAATAGTCCAGTTGTGCTGCTACATCAGGGGCTTCACGCTTAATAACTTTCTTTAGTTTCTTAAAACGCTCGTCTCCGACAGTAGCCTCGAACTGTTTGCGTAAGTCATTGTCCTCGCCCTCTAGCCAACTAAGTTCTTGTCTAGCACGATCAGAGAAGGACTCAGCTAACTGTTCCCCTTGAATCTGTGCTTGAACCTTGTTTAGCTGATCGGGGAGATAAGTCTTCTGTGCCTTACGAGCTTTTAACAAAGCTTGTCGCACATCCTTCTTAGTCCACTCCTTACCCTCAACTTCGGTTACTACATCATCTGCTGCGTAGCCATCGCTTTCAAATAAAATATCCTCAGCCCACTCGACAACTTGTTCGACCTCAACCGCTTTACTTTGCAACTTATCGACTGAGTCGAGGTTACCGTAGGGGTTGTTGTCTACTTTTTTAGTTTCCAACGGGTTAGGTTTTTCTTGTAGCTTGGCTTCCATCTGAGCAAGTCGTTCTTCAGCAGCCTTACGTTTTGCAGTCAATTCTCCGAATCGAGCTACAGCACGGCTACCTAACTTGTCAGCTAGTTCACGCAAATCATCCTCGGACATTTCGTCCAGGTCCAACTGTGAAAGAACATCTTCGGATCCCTCTGTTTCTTCAGTTGCCTCCCCTTCGGTTTCTTCCGTTTCTACCGATTCCTCGGTTTCCTCTTCTGGCACCTCTGCGGTTGCATCCTCTGGAACGTCTGCTTCGGAGTCCGAAGTTCCGATCTCAGGGACATCTTGTCCTTGAGTCATTCCTCCAAGCCTTCGAGCGGCGAGATCCGCGACGGATATATTAGTATTGTCCACTGAACTTTGGTCTGCCTCAGCGTTAGCAGTTGCGATTTTGTCTGTCATATAGTTATCCACTCATTAACGCCGAGCGATGGCGATGGGTGGATTATAACACACTGCCTTACAAGTGTCTTACAGCTGGTCTGCGTGACGCTTTTTGAGGGACTCCCAATCTACAAACTGAAGAATTTGGTCGTATGTAATTATACGGCCGGACACTTGTTGTAAAGTGTCACTCGATGCTTCGTGCATTTCGCTGATCGTCTCCTCACGTAGTTCGTGAATAGTCTTAATGAAACGAGCAAAGGTTTCGTGATTGTGTAAAGCTTGGAGGTCTTCTTGTATATTCATATTACTTAATGATTGATTCTACCAAACCGACCGTGCGGGGTCCTCGGCTTTTAACATCCTTATACCAGTCGCTATCTACCATTTCTCGTGCTACCTTGGAGTAGTCGTCCGCATCTAGGCCTTCCTTCATCTTCTCGAACTTCTTGAGCTTAGTTAAGCCTAAGTTAAAGGACATATCAACCAGTGCTTTCTTGACTGGTTCGGGTCGCCTTGCGAAACCGGGATCATACTCCTGAGCGTCCTTAAACGCCTGAGTTAAGCTTCGGTTATACAGCCTTTTAATTTGCGTGTCACTTAATGGCTTGCCGCTCAAGACCTCCTGCAAGTTGATACCTTCCTCTTTCAGGAACTGTCGATTCATAGGTTCCGTAAGGTTAAGGCCTACGCCTACCGTAGGCTTGCCCTTGGTGTCCCGATAGACCTTCGGGCGGTAGCCCTCGTTCTCTACCATCATTGCGAAGTATTCCTTCGATCGCTTATCTTTGACTCTGCTGATTGCGTATTCTGCTGGTGTCATTATATGTTCTGAGTTTCAATTTCGCCCACCTGAGCTGGTGCTGTTCCTACACGACCAATCTGAGCATTCTGAGCTTGTTGCATCTGGAACGTGTATTGACCTTGATACTTCTGCAATCTAGCTGCAAAGGCTGGGTCAGTCTGCAATCTTTGAGCAATGTCAGGCTGTTGGACATATTGCTGAATAATTTGAATCGCAATCTGAGCACCTGCTTGGCGAGCGGGCATTTCAATGCCTGCGAAGATTTTAGATAGATCATCCGTCACTTGCTTGACCACTTCTTCTTGCGCAGTCTCTACTGGCTGTAGGACAGCATCCGCCATTACTGGGTCAATGCTTGTAGCAATGATATCCAGTAGCGAATCGAGGTTCAGTCGGTTGTTCGAGTTCAACTGATTGAGTGCAACGAACTGCTTTGTCTTAGCCTCTACGGTATCTGGGTCGGTATTCTGGACATCGAAGTTAATCATTATGTCAAAGTTCTCGTCCGCATCGCCCTTGCTTAGGACTTGGGGATCCGGGATTCCAGTTACTCGGAAGAAGATTTCGTCTGGTCCGAATCGCTGGAAGCACTTGAATGCCATACGAAGAACCTCTGCGG